ATATCCAGAGTATCCAGAAGCAGAAGAGTAACCTGAATAACCACTATAACCTGATGTAGAACTGTATCCAGAATATCCAGAGGCACTACTGTAACCTGAGTAACCAGAAGCAGCACTATAACCAGAGTAACCTGAATAACCAGAAGTAGAACTATATCCAGAATAACCAGAAGCAGCACTATATCCAGAATATCCAGACGCACTAGAGTATCCAGAATAACCACTATAGCCTGAAGCACTAGAATAGCCAGAGTATCCTGAAGCAGCACTGTATCCAGAATATCCAGAAGTAGAACTATAACCAGAATAACCAGAAGTACCTATTGCAGAGTAACCTGAATAACCAGAAGTACCTATTGCAGAGTAACCTGAATAACCAGAAGTAGCACTGTATCCAGAGTAACCACTATATCCTGATATAGCACTGTATCCAGAGTAACCTGAGTATCCAGAAGCAGAACTATATCCAGAATATCCAGAAGCAGAAGAGTAACCTGAATAACCAGAGTATCCAGAAGCAGCACTGTATCCAGAATAACCTGAGTATCCAGAAACGGCAGAGTATCCTGAGTAACCTGAAGCAGCACTGTATCCAGAGTAACCTGAATAACCAGAGAAAGAACTGTATCCAGAGTAACCTGAAGCTGCACTATAACCTGAGTAACCACTATAACCTGATGTAGAACTATATCCAGAATAACCAGAAGCAGCACTGTAGCCCGAATAACCTGAAGCTCCATTACTTCCTATAACACCATTAGTTCCTGAGTAACCAGAGTATCCAGAAGCCCCATCACTTCCTATAACACCATTAGTTCCTGAGTAACCACTGTAACCAGAAGCAGAAGAGTATCCAGAATAGCCTGAAGCACTAGAGTAACCAGAGTAACCAGAAGTTCCTATAGCAGAGTAACCACTATAACCAGAGTAACCGGAAGCAGAACTGTATCCAGAATAGCCTGAAAATGAGCTATAACCTGAGTAACCTGATGTTCCTATACCAGAGTAACCACTATAACCAGAGGCAGAACTATAACCAGAATATCCACTAAAAGAACTGTATCCAGAGTAACCTGAATATCCAGAATCAGAACTATAACCAGAATATCCAGAAGCACCTATTGCAGAGTAACCAGAGTAACCAGAAATTCCTGCTGGTCCTGGTGCTCCATTTAACGAAATATTCCACGAACTATAAGTACTGGACCCTGAAGTAGAAGTCACATTTACAGTCATAATTCCTGTTCCAGAATCATATGCTGTAATATTACCTAACATACTATTGCTTACATCATGAACTATTAAAACAGTTTGACCAATAGAATATGCTAATCCTGTACCAACAGTAAATGTTACAAGTCCAGTACCTATTGTCATTGAAGTTATAGAAGATGTGGTATATTTATCTCCTGCTATTCCAGAGTAACCAGAGTAACCTGAAGTTGAAGAGTATCCAGAATAACCAGAGAAAGAACTATAACCTGAGTATCCAGATGCTGAAGAGTATCCACTATATCCTGATGTTCCTATACCAGAGTATCCAGAGTAACCAGATGTTCCATCACTTCCTATAACACCATTAGTTCCAGAATAACCAGAGTAACCAGAATCTCCTGTAACTGTTGCTCCTGAATAACCAGAATAACCAGAGGCAGAACTATAACCAGAGTAACCAGAATCTCCTGTAACTGTTGCTCCAGAATAACCAGAGTAACCAGAAGTTCCATTGCTTCCTATGATACCATTTGTACCAGAGTATCCAGAGTAACCAGAAGCTCCTGCACCCGTAGCTCCAGAATAACCAGAGTAACCAGAAGCCCCATTACCAATATTAGCTATTTCTATTTCAATATTAGCTAAATCAGTTGTTAATCCGTTTACCTGACTAATATCAAGTTCTGTTCTAGACATTTATTATCCTATTGTTGTTATTGATATGCATATTTGATAGTTAGATTCCATCCAGCTTTTGTACCATATCCACTATCAATAGTAACTACATTATGAGAAATGGTGTAATCGACTCCATTAGTTAAGACAGAACCATTTAAGATTACTGTTTCAGAATCCACTACATAAGTCTTTGACATTAAAAATGAATATGTATTATCAGCAGGAATATTAAAGTAATCAAAAGTAAATCGTAATGAACTTCCACTTGGAATAGTTCCGATAGTTAATACATTTCCTGACATAGAAGCAACTAAAGTTGAACTATCAAAGTTCACATATCTGATATTGCCATAAGTGTTATTACCAGAAATGAAATCTAATACACTACCACCACCATAACCAGCAGGAATATTTTTTGTATGACGTTTGACAGAAGATTCTACTACAGGTCTTAAGTCAATCCAATCTCCCCATATTCCATTGACAACTTCAAATCTTATATTACCAGTTGGAGCATCAATCTCATGCTTTGGCATATCTCCCTTTTCACCATTAACACCATCTTTACCGGGAGCACCATCTAAACCATTGAGTCCATCTTTACCATCTTTACCGTCTAATCCTTTTCCATCTAGACCATTGATTCCATCCTTACCGTCTTTACCATCTTTACCATCCTTACCAGTATCTCCTTTATCACCTTTTTCTCCATCGTCTCCTTTATCGCCTTTATCTCCTTTATCTCCATCTTTCCCATCTTTACCTTTTAATCCAGTTCGTCCAGCTAGACCATCTTTACCATCAAGACCATCTTTACCATCTCGACCATCTTTACCATTTTTACCATCTATTCCATTGCTACCATCAAGTCCATTCTTTCCATCATTTCCAGGATCGCCTTTATCACCCTTATCACCTTTCAAAGCTTTAGGCAATACAATTTCTAAAAGAGCATTGATGTCATCACCAACATTGATAACGTCTGGTTCTTCTCCTTCAGTTACTTTTTTTATCTTTATGGATGCATTTTTACCATTGAATCCTGGATCACCCTTCTCCCCTTTTTCAGAAAGAACAGTTACCTCTGGAACAGGAGTAATAGAATGTTCTCTAATAACTTCTATTACTTTAGGTTTTTTGATTATTATATTGAATTCTGAAAGATCAATTTCTTCTTCAGATATAATAGTATCTTTAAAAGATTTCATTAATTATCCTTTACTAATTTGCCTTTGGTATATTTAAAAACTTTCTTGCCGTTTGAAATTCTATCTCCTTCTTCTAATATGTTTAATATACTATTCTTTTTTGATTCAGCAGCAGTTTCGGGTACAGGAGTTTCTGCCCCTTCAGGTTCTGGTGATCCTTCTTCTGGCTGAGTTTCTCCTGTTGGTTGGGTTGGAGCCGTTGCTCCTCCTGCTCCTCTTCTATTTACACTATAATCAGGTCCGAACGTATGGCCTATTTCTTCCTCTTCTGTTCCACCTTCATTTTGTTCGTCAGCAGCTTCTTCAATTCTTTGTTTCTTAATCAAGTTGATATCTTCATCAGTGAATCGTAGAATGTTTTCTTGTATCCATTGTCTAGAAATCAATCCTGGTTCTACAAGAGCCAAAGCATTATTAGCTGTAGATACTCTCATATCAATAACTTGGTTGTTCTTTATCTCTGAATATTCATTAGAGTTTGCATATATGTATTTGATTTTCTCTTGAATTAACGCCCAATCTTCAATAGAGAAAACATCTTTAGCAAGTAATTCTTTCTTAAGAAGATCGGTAAACATCATATTGAAACGTCTTCTTAACTTAACAATCATTTTGAAGAATCTTAGTTCTTCTTTTTCAGTATCTATGCTTGTTGATATCTGAACTCTAGCATCAGAACTTCTACGATTAAGAGGAATGTTAAGAGCTTTATAAACTTTGTTTACAAAGTAATCCATATCTTCGAATGATGTAAAGTTAGGACTTAAACCAGCAATCGATTCAACTTTTGTTCCACCACCATTTGCATCAACACTGAACCAATAATCTTCTAGGATAGATATAGAACGAGTCTTATCTTCCATTGCTCCAGTATCAAGATTGTATGTTCTCTTTTGACGATACTTAGAAATAAGAGAACGCATATATTCTTCTGCTTTAGATTTGTTTAGCTTTCCAGTAGCAACATAAAATGCTCTCTTCTCTGGACTTCTTGTGATACGATAGATAACTAATGCATCTTCTATGTTAGTTAATTGATTGATAACCTTCATAGCTTTGTTCAAGAAAGAGATAGGGAATTTTCTATCCATGCTCCACTGACCAGAGTTTATAGAAGTAATTTGTTCTTCAAGAAATACTTTTTCTTTATTGACATGTCTGTTAATATTATTAGTATTAGCTTCACCATAATAATATTTCTTTTGTTTTGTAGTAGGATCAATGAATGCTGTAAAAGAAAAAGGAGAAAGCAATTGTAATTTCTGAATACCTTTTCTAATTCTATCATTAGAATATATTGCTTCTAAATTTAAAACTCCATCAATATACCATTGTCTGAAAAGTTCATCTCCTCTTTCATTGAAATCTAAAAGAAAAAGAATCTTTGAAAATGCTTCCTGCATCATATCTTTAATAGAATCAGGAACATCAAGATCATTCAAATTCAAAGAAATGATATCATCTATTTCATCATAGATAATTGCTTCATTACCAATTTCATTTAGAGCTAAATCAACTTCAGGAAGATAAGAAGCTTCTCTCCATTTACGAATCATTTCATTTTTCGAAGCTGACCATACACTTTGCTGACCCATCTGTGATGAACTGTAGCTGGCGAACGGATCATACATTACATAAGAACTCTCTACCTCTCGCTCAGTAGCAGTTGCGGTAGTGTCTGATGGATTTTCGAGTTCTGCCTCACGCTTAGAATAAAAAGAAAATTTTAGTCCTTCTAGTAAATTATTAATTGTTTCTTTGAACGGCATATGATATCCTTATAATATAAGTTTCTTTTATTTATATAAATAAAGTAGAAGGAGTAATCTAGCTATTGCCATAGACTAGAAACAGTAGGAGCAAATTACTGCTGTCCTCCTCATATCTATTTATAGGAGCTATATCATGTATCATCTAGTTTATCTTACTCGAAATCTAATCAATAACAAAATCTATGTTGGAAAACATTCTACCTGGAAAGAAGATGATGGATATCTCGGAAGTGGAATTGCATTAATTGATGCTATCAATAAATATGGTAAAGAAAAATTTGAAAGAATCATATTACATTATTGTTATGATAAACAACAAGCATATGAATTAGAAGCACAAATAGTTGATATATCATTTGTTGCTAGAAGAAATACATATAATTTAACAATAGGTGGTAAAGGAGTAAAGCTTCAATCTGAAAAAACTAAAAGAAATGTATCGGAAAGTAATAAAATAAGAATAGTATCTAACGAAACTAGAAAGAAAATGTCCGACAGCCATAAAGGAAAAATAAGATCAGAAGAATATAGACGAAATATTTCAAAAAGTTTAACAGGACAAACTCGTTCAGAAGAACGAAGAAAGAAAATATCAGAAACTCTTAAGGAAAGAAATAGACAAAAACGAATTAACCAAAAGGAAATTCATTTTCTGTTATAATTTCAAAAAAGAGAATACGACCTTTTGCTCTTTCTCGTTCACAATATGCTCTAGTCGCTTCCCATTTACATTGATTTTTTATATATGTATTACATCTATCTTTATATCCTGATGTCATTCTTTTAGGAACTTTTGGTATTTGAGTCTCTATGAATGGTTTGATTTCTATAATTCGTTCTGCAATTCCACCATCTTTAGTTTTAAATTTAACATAGAAATCTGGAAAATATCTATGAGGTTTTCCATCTACTGGATAGTAATAAGGAATAAAAAAATCTTCACTTGACCATCCAATAATATCTGGTCGAGCATCTAAGAATTTTGTAATAAAAGAAATTTCCCATCCCGACCTCGCCGTTATCAATTTATTTTCGGAAAGGTATCGTTCTTTATGCTTCAGATGAGGATACATATTTTGTATTGTATAATACTTACTCATTTTATTCTTTCTGCTAATTGCCAAAAGTTTGTACACAATGGAGTTAAATCTTTACTTAATGATTTATCAAACTTCCAAATTTGAGAAGGTCGAATTGCTCCATGATGGGCGATATGTGCTCCAGCATCTATTAATTGTAATATTTCATAATCAGATAGTTTAGTTACTAAAACTTTTCCTGCTTTGGCCCAATAGGAATATTCACCTTCCATAACTTTTTTCATAGTAGAAGGAGCCAACCAATGTTTAGCTTTTTCATAAATCCAATTAGGAGATTTTTTATATATCATTTCTCCTATAGAATCTTCATCGGGTTGTATATCATGTAAATCTTTTCCGTCTATCACACAAAGATAACCATATCTTCCCCATGTTTCTAATTGGTAATCATCTATAATATTACCTATCATATCTCCACCTATACAATAAATTACTGCATATTTTAACGTAGGTGTAATGTAAACTTTACCTTCTCTTGGAGTTAGATTTCTTTTTACTGTACATAAAGCAGGAGGTTGAATTCCATTTTTAATTATAGACTGAATTGCTTTTTCGTTATAAGTTCCATGATAATATTCTTTTACAATATCTTGTTCTCTAGGAAGAGACATTTCTGTTATGTATGTTTTAAATGATACCATTATGCAGTCTCAATAGTATAGTAATTATATTTCACACCAAGAGTCATGTTGTAAGGATTGTCATCTCCCGATGTAGTCTGCATACTGATTGATGAAAAAGTTTCTATCCAAGCATCATAGAAGTGAAGTTGAAATAAAGGATTGTTCTTTGGAGTTGTGATCAACATATAAGCATCAAATACTTCTTGATTAACTTCATATGTATTTGTTAAAACATTATGTGTCAAATTCAAAATAGAAATCAACTCCAGATATGTTTGTAGTTCTTTATCGATCAAAAGAGTAAGAGTAATTTCTTCAAATGAAATACTATTTCCTGGCATTCTTCTAGTCATAGATTGATAATTCAAATCCATTGATCCTATTGTGATACCTGGAATAGAAGTCTCTGTAGTG